CCACCAGTTACGACAGCTTGTGCGGTTGCTCCGATACCACCACCGCCAACGATGGAGACCAGAGGAGATTCTGTATATCCACTACCCTCATTAGTAACAACAAAGGAAGTCAGACTACCATTAACAACAACTTCACCAGCAGCACCTGTGCCACCTCCACCAGTAATTTCCAGTGCAGGTTTAGATCCTGCATCATAGTCTTGACCACTGTTATTAACAGTAATGCCAGTCAGAGGACCGAATCTAACAAATTCACCAGACTTGTATGCCCAGATAGAAACACCATTGACCCAAGTACCAATAGAGCTATTGGCAGCAATGTCTTGACGCTCAGAAATAGTCTGGACAACTCTTGGGTATCTAAGCAGTTTACGCTGGTTGCCAGGAATCAGTGCCGACCCAGTGAAAGGACCAACCTTATAATTGGGTAGACCAGAGGAAGCAACATAAACATACTCATCATTAAAGAAGGTGTTTTGGATATTTGTTGTAAACTCACTAACAACGTTGTTGATAGAATTAACATTAGACTTACCTCTGTTAAGGTCCACAGAGAGAAGAATGTTACCTTCAGGTATAATCTCTGTGGGAGTATTGATCTGGTATGTGAATTGGAATTCATCAATACGAGAAGTAACGGTAAAGGTGCCGTTGAATACAACGGGATTAGCACCATAGATCGTCACCTGATCAGAAACCAGCAGACCATGAGGGTTGCCACAAACAACCGTAGCAGTTTGGTTATTGACACCACCAGGAGTAACGCTAGTAACTTGAATCAGTTTCTTAACGTTATACAACCAAGAAGACAGTCTCTCATCCTCAGAAGAAGATCCGAGTTTAGCAACCTTCAGTTTGTCACCTTGCAGATAATAAGATCCAGTATCATTCAGGATTGTTGTACCTGCTTCTGCAATACCAAGGACTCTAAGTTTACATTCGGTAGGAGTCCCCTGATTGACATATACAAAGATATCAGACAGCACTTTAGTGCCAGGATCCCAATCCTCTACAACACCATTCTTAGATCTGGTGCATTCGATAAACTGGTTAAGTGATTTCTCTTTATACTGGACAACCTCTTGATCGTTAATACGAATGGTGCCGTTTCTTTCTGGCCATCCAATCGTGGAGTCAACGGTAATAATTTGACCCTCTGTAGACAAAGGCTCAACTAGAGTTGTCTTATAAGGGATGATGAAACTACCACTCAGGGTCTCTTCAGAGATTGCCAATTCGTAGATAGTGTCCTTACCTTCAATAATAGTAATGACGTTTTCAATCAGTGCCTGTGCATCCTTGACACTAAGGTCAACAGGATCAGCATATTGAATAAGTTGTGAGTCAATCAGATTAGCAGGGTTACCCTCAATCAACTCAGCACGCAACACGGTATCAACAACCCATGTAGCGGCAGATGGAGAGATGATCTCATCTCTAGGATAATAGATATCCACCTGCTCACCAAACATGATCTTAAACAGATACTGTGTGGAAAGCTCGGTGCCCTTACTGATGTAAAAGTCACTGATATTCTTAATTACTTGGATGGGATTGATTGAAGAATAATCAATCTCAATAGTAGGAAGATATTGTCTTCTAAACTTATCAAAGACCTCTCTAATAAACAGAGAGTCTAGGTTAATAACTGTAGATGCTTCAGGGTGAGTAGATTGACGCAGTGCTGCTTCACCTGCATAGATCTCGTTATGGAGGTTGTCATATCCAACAGCACCAGACACACCACGACTACATCCAAGGAATGCCGAAGGTGAGTAACCACTACCTGCTTCGATAATTTCGTAACCAGTCAGCTCATTGAAACCAACAGCAACAGATGCTCTTGCTGCTTTAGGCTCAGCAATGTAAATCTTAGGAGGTTCTGTTTCAGAATATCCCTCACCAAAATTAGTGATGTTAATATCAGTAATCTCGCCGTTGAAGATAGTTGCGGCAGCAGTTGCACCTGTGCCACCAATAGGCACACCATAGGGATCTTTTCTATCGTCAACGATGTAGACAGAAGGAGCGTCGGTATAACCTCTACCACCTGTCAACATCTCAATGTTAGTAACAGCACCAGACGCAACAGTAACGTCAAGCACCTGAGCACCGATAGGTTGAATAATTCTTGCTCTAGGTGGGGTTACATACCCTCTACCTCTGTTTGTAATAACGATCTCGTAAACTTGACCGTCTTGGTTGATTCTGGAAATTGCCTGGGCATTGATACCACCTTCAGGTGCTTCATCCAGATAAACAATAGGAGGATTGCTGTAGTTGAGACCTTGCTCTTCGACAACAATACTATCAATGTTTACACGACCTTCACTATCGATAGTAGGTTGTCCAATTTTACAACCACCAGGATTGACAAAGGAAATAGCAGGGATAAAGTCATATCCACTACCAGAATTCATAATAGTCAGACTATCGACCTGACCAGATTCGTCATCTACAGTCAGAGCGACTTTTGCCAGTGTGCCACCTGCAGGAGCGCCTACAATGGCGATTGGAGGGTTGTATGACGTATAACCCTGTCCACCATCAATTAGATTGATATCTTTGATACCACTAACCAAAGTTTTGGCAGTTGCACCAACACCATCGTTATGTTGGATTGAAACTTTAGGCTCAAAGTCTAATCTATAACCACTACCACCAGTTTTAGGAATTAGGCGGTCAACTTGACCATTTGCATCAACAGAGACAACTGCAGATGCTCCAGATCCATAAGAAGGTGCAATATACTCAACAGAGCGAATATGAATATCATCTGCAGCACCCAGAGGGAATCTGAAGATTACTTGATTCTCAAAAACGGTATAATCGGTATATGCCTCTAATTGGCGATTATTCTTTTTAATAATCAGACCGATTGCCGAAGTTGGCGTATATGGTTGAGTATTTACTCTAAGGGGATATTCTTTCTTACCTTGATACTCTTGGTATGGGACAGCATCAGTTGTGACGATCGTTTGATCGGCATACCCAACCAGATATGTAATTTGAGTAAACTGAGAGTCGTCAGCACCAGATCTAGCACGAGGAGCAACTTGAAAGCGAATTTCATCGCCTTCAACAAAATAATCAACGCCAGGGACGAGCATATCGTTATATGTGATAACGACAAGGTGCTCTGCCGAAGTGGGACGGACAGGGGTGCCTAGGAAGTTGAGAGGAAAGGTATTTCTTGTCCCATCAAACAAATTGAAGGGATTTTCCAGTTGTTGTTTCTTTTTATCAAATTGATCAGGAGAAACACCTGGAGTAATGATGGCATCAGGACCACGAGTTACAGACTCGTAGTAAATGACCTCATTATCGATCATAATCGATCCATCGGTCTCTTTGAAACCATCAATCGATTCAATTCTGATAGTACTGTCGTACAGACCAATATCATTCAGCAGAAGCGTATCTCTTGACAATTCGTCAGACGTATAACTGTCAAGATCCAAATAAGTCAGAAGATTATTCAGAATGTCGTAAGGACGACCTGTCTTTTCTTGAGACTTGTAATATTGGAAGAGAAAGTCAACAAATTGTCTGTCTTCCTCCCTGATAAACTCTGGGAGTTGATTTTCAACTCTATCCGAAATGTTGATATTTTTAGTAGGCATCTATCTCAGAAACAGGAGGTATCTACTGGATATGTGAAAGTATCCATGGGATAATCAATGATATTTATCCCGCTTGGGTCACCGTAGTTAAACCCACTAAAGTTGTTGGGATCGAAGTTGGGGATTGAGATGTCGTTAGTCTTCCAATCGATTGGGAAGACATTAACATCGAATAATGTAGGATCAACGCCAGGGGGAATGTTAATAGATCCACCATAAGGCAATACTTGAATAGGAAGACGAGTAGTATCGTCAGGAGTGCCTTGAATCGCAATAGGACCAACGCAAACTTGTCCGCTACCGTAGTCAACGCTACCAACAGCATTATTTAACACAACCTCAACCTCGTCTCTCTTGGTAACGAGAATCAAGTTGCCTTTTCCATCATCTCTGATGTTAACAGGCACCAATACTTGGTTATCGCCAGTAATCGAGTTAGTAGCGACGACAGGACTGACTGCATTTGTGCCAGTGCCCGCTAAAGTCAAATTAACAAGATCTTCGCTGTATCCTGTTGCATAAAATGTGCCAGATTTGACCACAGAGAAGGAAGGAGCACAAGTACCGCTATCTCCCTCGTCTACACACTTACCATCTCTACAAATTTGACCTTCTGGGCAATCTGAGTCCGTGCTACAGGTATTTCCACCATCAGGTTTACCAGCATAGTTGCCAGGATCATAAAGTGGGTTTCCAAAGTCAAGACATTGTGTAAATACGCTTCCAAATTCAAATTGATCAAGATTTTGACCAATAGTCATCTGAGTAACGCTACCAGAAATAGCAGGATCGCTATTATCGAGCATTGAGTTATATTTGGACGTATCGATACGACCGCCAAAGCGATTGTTTTGACCATTCTTGTTAAATTGGTCAATATTACGCAAAACGTCACTTCCGAGTTGAGCACCACTCTTATTAGTCTCGTTTCCGTCGTAGTAAACGTAAGATTTGGGAATAACGTAGAAGATAGTAGGATCAATGATCACAACTTCGATAGATGCAACCTTATAACGGTTTAGATCGTTTTTAATTCTTGCTTTTGTCGTCTCATTCAGTTTATTTCCTGTTTTGGGACGAATGGCAACGTAAACTTTGCCATAAATTGGTGGATTCAACTTTTCACCACCATATGCAGTCACAGATGCTGCTTGAGGATAGATCTCTGAGACAATATGCTCATAATCACCTTCAGTCACCGCTCTGTTTTGGGTGGAGAAGGATCTTGGCGCTCTAAACTTAACTGATAGCGCACTTTCACGCTGCTCACCGTCTGCAGCAGACTCTCTAGTGACAATTTCAATATTTGCTGGCGCAATAGCGCGTCCATCACTGTCTCTAATAGTGCCGACGAAGGCAAAATCCTTACAACCGTTTGCTTCTTCACCAAAAGTGGTCACATACGACAATCTAATGTATTCACCATCGATCAATTTACGTCCAAGGACGCCATCACCAAAGACCAGGCGGTATCTAAGGTCATCAGTCTCCTCAAGGAAGTAAACACGCGACGTGCTGTTGAGAGTAGTCACGTTTTTTGCAAGATTGTAGGTATCAATCTCTTGCGACTGTGCGTTAGGAGAGATATCAACGTAAACCAACTCAGTGTCTACGTTTTCCGTGGGGATAACGTAGTCTTGCTTCTTCGTATAATCAACAGTGTAGTTGAATGTGAGCAAATTGCCCTGGTAAACCATCACAGGATCAAATACCGCAATACCAGTAGCTGAATCTACGGTAGTTTGCAGGTCACGAGTCACACAGAAGGTGTAAGTGTCATTAAAGTTGCGGGCAATAAACACATCTCCTGCTCTCAGAGTGCAGAATTCGGGATATGTTGTGCCATTCAAAGAAGTTTGTGTCTGGACACGGATAGTTACACACGCTCTAGGCGCTTTAATTGACCTAGGAGTGTAATTTAGCTGTTTTGCGATGCGGACAACGTTGTCCCTGACCGTAGCAGTCTCCAGGAATGCCTCATTCAGCGCCATGTTTGCGTTGAATGCGGTATAGTATGTATTATAAGCGAGGATATCGATTAGATATGACGCAGCACTACCCTCAAAATCGTAGTCAGTAAACTCTTTACGCGTTCTGAGGTAGGATTTAATGGACTCCTTAATCTCAAAGAAGTCTAAAGATGTTAGTTGTGAAGGAATGGCAGCCATTTCAGGTCTTCTCTAAGAGGAATGTTACTTCGTAGGTTTCTTGCTCTCCAGTAATCTTGTATTCGAGCTCAACTTGAATTTCGTTAAGGTCGCTGTTGTCTCTGATGCGAACATCTTCAACAGTGATTCTTGGCTCAAGGCGTTTCAGACAATCTCTGATCTCTGTCTTGATCGCATCTTTAGAGAATGGATCCCATGGCTCAAAAAGAAGACCCTTCACCCGACTTCCAATGTTGGGCTGAAAAGGTCTTTCACCAAAGATAGTTAGGATTAGATTTCTTACAGATTGAGTGATTGCTCTCTCATTCTTGACAGCACCAAAATCGTCAGTAGATGGATTTGCATTAAAGGAAATTGCTAAATCCTTGAATCCTCTACTGACGTACTGGTCTGATCTAAATCTGTAAGCAGGCATTTAACCCTCTTTTTTCTTTTGTCTCTCAGGTGGATGGACATTACGATTCACCTTATGCAGGTATTTATCACTGCGAGGGTCGGTTATTAGCACCATACCCGACTTGATAAAGTCTTCACTCTGATCAGGCACAGGACTGTTAGCCACGATACTTCCTCCACACGGTATTTTTATTTATAGTCATTCTTGAGATTCCTCCTCAGGTGTTTTCCAATGGTAATCATCTGTATCACCTAACCTACC